GTCTCGGCAACTGGTCGTAGACGGTGGGGTCGCTCTCTTCTGTAAAGCCGCGCTCCAGATATCGGCGCAGGTCTTCCAGCAAGGAGGAGTATTGCATCACGTAAGCCGTACAGCACCTCACTATGGCAACAAGCCAACGAAAGGATGCTGATTCAGCGTCCGCAATTAAACGAATCTTACCACACAGGCTTCACAAGTCATCATGACTTTGGCAGAAATTCGGCCTCGGCACTTCTTCGTCTGACAAGTCCGGGCAGTACTCGGCCACCGGCCCTGACCCAACGTCCAATCTCCAGCTGCGCCTCGTCCCAATCCTGCTCGTTCAAGCGGCGGCGGAGGGTGCTGTTCTTATACCGGCTGGCGCCAAGGTTGTAGATGAAGTCCGTTATAGCGCCCAAGGCTTCCTCGTTACTGACAAGCGCCGTGGTAGCCCTGATGGCCGTTGGTGAACTCTTTGCGTACCCAGCACTTAAAATACGGGATGTTGCTTGTAAGATACATTTAGCCCCCAGATAAGAATAAAGCTCTTTCGGCTTCTCTGCGACGCACAAGACCCGGAAGAATCCTTCCTCCCCCACGAACCCATTTGAGCAGTTCATCAGCAGCGCCAGCGTAATCCCCCCGGTTGTACTTCATCCGCAAGGTACTAGATTGCAGACTGCCGAGGCCCAAGTTGAAAGCGAAGGAAACCAAGGCATCGAAGTGTGATTGGCGAGTAAAAGTATCAGGGCACAATCGAAGTACACCGCTCTCAAACCTAAGCAAATCTGAGCGAAAAATTGCATCAATTCCCCCATCGGTAAATAGTCGGTCGTGTTCAGGCTTCAGCGGTAGTGCCATACGTTCTGGCATCTTCATTGTCGCTTGCTCTGGGTACAGCACGTGTCCTACGCCTATTGTCCATAACCCAGCAGGGCAGCGGTAGGGCTTTGATCTTACGCCTTCGTGATGCTTAATCATTTCCACGCAAGCATCAGAGATTTTCATTTTTTGAAGGCTTGGCTACCAAAGTGGAACGCTACAATGCTTGACCAAATAATCTGAGTTTCTTCATCCCAGAGTAAAGCCATAGCATCTTGGAATTCTACTCCTGTCTGAATTGCATAGTAAAAGCCAAATCCATCTACAGCACAAAGTAGCAGAAACATTCCATAAGTTATAAGTGGTCTGACTAATGCTCTGAGGTTAATAACCCATGTAGATGCGCCTTTACCAATTTCTATGTCGTGATTAAGTAAAGCTAACTTTTCTGAAGCTGCTGCTTGTACAAATGCCCCTTCGTTTTTAATTTCTTCTATTCTAGCTTGGGCAACAAAACCCCTTTCTGCCATCAACATATCTCGCTCGGCTTGTTGCGACATGATTTTGAGTTCGTGAGATTTGTCTTTGCTATCTTGAAAGAAATCCAGCAACTTGGGCAGGCCACCGGCCAAAAACGAAATGATAGTAGAAAGTAAAGTCAGCATTATTCAACCTTTTCAAATAGCCACATGGATACCGCAACTGGTATAGCAAAAATTCCAACGATCAAGACCACCGCAATTGCATTCTGGATGGCTTTGGCCCTACTTCTATGCTGAAGCATGACTCTACGTTCCCGGCCTTCCGTGATCTGCCTACGCTCAGTCATCATCTCGCGGTAAGAATCAACACCAAAACGCAACACGATTAGCTCGCGCAGTTCGCGCTCTTGCTGTTCAATCTTTTTGCGCCGCATCAAGTTTTCCATTGCCTCTTGCTCGACACTACCTTTGTGTAGCAGCTTTTTAAACAGCGGAGGATCACGGCTTTCTTCTTCGTGCTGCTTTAAATCCGCACACGCGCCGAACCACGTTCCCAGTTGCGAGCCTACGTCCTCAATCTCACGGCCAGTTTCAACCGCCCGTTTGAGGAAGTTGAAAGCCGCAGAGGCAGTGGCAAACGCTGTGATGGGATCGAGCACGACATTACTCCGCCTTCATCGTCGTGATGTCATCGCCCTTGCGTACCGTGACTTTCCCATCTTCCACGTCAACGCGCATTGGGGGTTCTTTCTCAGCGAGTTTAGCGATCAAATGTTGGATAACCTCAAACTCTGGGCGGTCAGGTTTCTCTTGAGTTCCAGCAATGCCGTTCATCATGTTGATCAGAGCGACCAGCGCACCACCGACCATCGTCATCACAGCAGTGATCGCGGACTCAGTGAGGAAATAACTAGAGCCAACACCGATCAAGACAATAGCTGTGATATACATCAAGCCGTACTGGCCGATTGCTTTGCCTGCTACTTCTTTTGCGGATTCGTAACGTTCGGGATTCTCGTCGCTCATTGCTGTCCTCCATCTCCACCAAACTTAGCCCACGCACCCAGCATGAGCAGCCCAAGGACAAACACTGTTCCTGCCCTGGCAATGGTCTGCCAAACGACCTTCTTCATGCCGCGCCAATCGGTAATCAGACTACGCAAGTCGCGAACATCGTTACCCGCGTCATCGTCGTGCAGGCCGATTTCCTTGAGGACGGACTTCATCTCTTCGCGGATTATCTGGCGTAATAATGCTGTTTCGTCGGTGAGCATAATTTACCTCAAGGTTGTACGGGCCACTCAACAATCCAGGGAAAGCCTGCTTGTTTTGTGATGTCTCTTAATGCTTGCCGATAAGTAGCCCAAGCTGCTTTGTCTGCTGTGCTGTCATTTATTTGAGTCCAGTCACAGTCCTTGAGTTTCTCTGTGCGTGATGCTCGTACACTTGCAGCCTGCTCAGTATCTTTCGTAGCCTTGTAAGCCGCTTCCTGTTCTGCCGCTGTAGTCTCGCCGTCAGTGAACACTGGCCCAAGGATGTACTTGGTATACCACTTGCCATCAGACTGCTGCTCTACGCCGTCACGCTGGGAGTATTGATACACAGTCCCACCCGTTGCTTGTGGGCCTTCAAACACTGCGTCAGAATCAAACCTATCGTATATGTCTGCGGTCATTGCGCTAATAGACTTTGCGTAAGTCGTTGCTACCCACTTGATCCATTCGTGCTCTAGCAGCACCTGACCTGTTGCTCTAATTCTGATCTGCATAATTACCTCTACGCGATTGCAAGGAAGATGTAGGTGGCTGAAGTCACGTTCACGTTTGTGGCTGCTACTTGGTTCACGATGAACCCGCTGTTGTCGGTGTCCACGCTGTCGTCTGTGGTGACTTCAGCTGCTGTGGTGTTCAGGCTTAGATGCGGGTCGTTACCAGCTACGATACCTCTAGCTGAGTCCCAGACGTACCAGTCACCTGTTGAGTCTGTGCGTTTGATGAGCACGAAACGCGAGCCTGTGGTAAAGCCACACGCGATTGTTTGGCTTGAGCCGTTGCCGGTGTAGGAGCCTACTTTGGAGACTCCAGCGCAGGTGGCGAATAGGTAGGCAACGTAGGTTGCGCCAGAATCAGCCGCACCTCCGGGCTGTACGGTAAATGCGCTTGCTGTAACGGGATCGAACATTGTGAATGTTGCTTTTGCGGCAGTGGTTTGCAAAAATAAAAAACTTGTATAAGGCAATGCACTTGCTGAAACACACCATTCACCTGTACTGCTCCGTTTTTTAGCAATTATTAACTCAGGCGAAACACCTAAATTGTGACTTACACTTAAAGCACTCCCCGTCCCCGTATAGCAAACCTCATCAAAGAAGCCGGGGGCGCGTTTAAAAGCCCATGCCACATTTAGTGCCCCTGATCCGTTTGTTTCACTGTCATTGCCTACTGTCGCAAGCATCTGGTTGTTAAACTGTAAAAACGCAGCGTTTGTGTTATCGGCGTTAGTCAAACCAGTTCTAAGACGAACACCGTTGCCACGAAGCCTGTCGTAAACTTGAATTGTGTTTGAGTTGGTAAAGTTTTTATAGTCGCGAATCCATGCCATATCTGGGGCAGACAGCGTAGTAATTGCTCTTGTTGCGCCAGTCCCTGTGAACGCCTCTGCATCATAAACACTCGTCCCCACTGTAGGCACTTTCATCGGGCCACGGCGTATGGCTATGTAGACGTAGTCACCATTAAAGTTATTGGTAAAGCCTGTAGAAGTTATGTTTGCAAACCCTGCGTACCCCGTTGGTTCAGCATCAGCAGTATTTGCTAACAAAGGGTTATCGTTCTGTGGTGCTGCTGGCCATCCACGCATATTGTCGTCGATGTACCAGTTGCCAGTGGTGTCCGTACGCTTGGCAAGAATCCACTGCGGTTCCCATCCAAGGTTTACCGTTGCGCCACCGCCACTAAACGACCCAC